ATTGAAGCAGTACGTGTCAAAGACTTGGTTGCGCCCGAAGAACTGGAAAAAGCAGTCAAGGAAGAAGTACACTTTGCACCAAGGCCCTTGCCCGACAGTGTGGTCAGTTTCAGCGAGTGGCGCACATTTTTGCGATTGCAAAACGAAGATGATCCCATACATCCACAGTTTCAAGCAGCAGCCCAATACGTATTGGATCGCAAGATTGATGTTGATCGCTATGAATTTTACACCACCGACAGCGAAGCCTACAATCTGCACCGACGCATCATTATTCCATTTTACTGGAAGGGAGAACTAATTGGGTATACCGCCAGAGGGCTGGACGACAACGTCAAGCCAAAATATCACAGCCAATATGCCACTGACTTTGTGTTTAATGTGGATCTACAAACAGCTGAAAAGAAATTCGTCATTGTCACAGAAGGACCGTTTGATGCGATGGCCGTTGATGGTGTTGCTATACTGGGTAATGAGTGCAGTGAGAATCAAGCTGACACTATTGACAGTCTGGGGCGCGAAGTCATCGTTGTGCCTGACTGCGATCCGTCAGGGGTCAACCTTATCAACAACGCAATCGAATATGGCTGGGGCGTCAGCTTTCCGGTATGGCATGATACATGCAAAGATATCAATGATGCAGTGCGCCGGTATGGTAAGTTGTTTGTTCTCAAAACCATACTGGATGCACGAGAAACCAGCAGATTAAAAATTGAACTCAAGAAAAGACACATAATTAATAAGCAATGACAAAAGAATACAGCCCCGAATTACAAAAACTATTTTTAGAAATGATGTTGGGTGACGCACAGAATTTTGTGCGTGTACAGAACATCTACAACAACGACAACTTTGATCGCAGTCTACGTGAGACTGCCAAGTTTATTAGCGACTACAGTGACAAGTACAAAACGCTGCCCACAACAGAACAGGTCCGTGCCACCACAGGTGTTGAACTCAAAGTCACCACGGATCTACAAGAACACAACGACTGGTTTATTGAAGAATTTGAACAGTTTACCAAACGTCAAGAATTGGAACGTGCCATTCTCAAGGCAGCAGACTTGCTAGAGAATGGTGACTTTGATCCAGTAGAAAAGTTAATCAAAGATGCAGTACAGATATCACTTACTAAAGACATGGGCACGGATTACTTTGCTGATCCTGCGGCTCGTATTAAAAAGTACTTCGACAGCGGCGGGCAAGTTTCAACAGGTTGGCCACAACTAGATCGCTTGTTGTATGGTGGCTTTAGCCGCGGCGAGCTCAACATCTTTGCAGGAGGATCGGGCTCGGGCAAGTCCTTGGTCATGATGAACATAGCACTCAACTGGCTACAACAGGGCTTGAGCGGCGTATATGTGACCTTGGAACTGAGTGAAGAACTCACAGGCCTGCGTAGTGATGCCATGTTGACCAATTCCAGTACTAGAGACATTCGCAAGGACATTGACAACACCAGCCTGCGTGTTGGCATGATTGGTAAAAAGTCAGGCAACTATCAGATCAAAGCCTTGCCTGCACAGAGTAATGTAAATGACATTCGCAGTTATTTGAAAGAGTATCAGATACAGACAGGTAAAAAAGTTGACTTTGTTATGATTGACTATTTGGACTTGGTCATGCCTGTCAGCGCCAAAGTCAGTCCTAATGACCTGTTCGTCAAAGACAAGTATGTGTCAGAAGAACTACGCAACTTGGCCAAAGAGCTGGGCATCTTGATGGTAACTGCATCGCAACTTAACCGATCAGCTGTGGAAGAAGTAGAGTTCAACCACAGTCATATCTCTGGTGGTATCAGTAAAATTAACACAGCAGATAACGTGTTTGGTATCTTGACCAGCAGAGCCATGAAAGAACGTGGACGTTATCAAATACAGTGTTTGAAAAGTCGTAGTAGTACAGGTGTTGATCAAAAGATTGACCTTGAGTACAACATCGAAACCATGCGTATTACAGACCCAGGTTTGGATGCTGCACAGGGCAGCGGTCCTCCTAGTGTGGCCAATATCATGAGCAAGATCAAGGGTACAGCCACAGATGAGGGCGAGGGTGAGGCTAAGTTTGAACGAGCACAGCCCCGGGCAGGGTTTAACCTAGAAGCACCGCAGCCACGTGCCTCAGGTGATGCACAAAGTGCCAAACTAAAAAGCATGATTGCCGGGCTAAAAAAGTCCGATTAAATCGCAAAATTCAGGGAGGTAATCTCTGATATTGATACCTTTGACTTCGTCTTGTACAGAGATGACGCTGAGTAATTGTTTAAAATTTTCATCGTCCTGCTCTGTATGTTCAGTCCCAAAGAAAAATTCTAAGTCTTTGGTCAATCCAACTTTATTGCAAATTGCCTCTTTTATTTTCTTAGGCAATGATTTGGGACTGAAATATTTGGGATTGATAACTGGGTTATAGTGATAGTTTAATTTTTGTTCATTGAACCAAGCAACTGTTTGGTGGTGATACAAAACATTGAGGTTACTTGTAGTATAGCTGACGCTGGTATTATCAGTAACAGTTCTAAAAAACTCCAAATTATCCAACAGCACATCCCATTTCAACGGATACCTCATATACTCAAACACGGGACCAACTCCATCTATGCTGATGTTAAAATTTAGATTCTTAAATTTTTTAAACAACTCTTTTTCATCTTCTGACAGACGAACAGAACCGTTTGTGGTTATGGCTATAAAACAATTTGTATTATTATGTTCTATTAATTTTTCAAGTATGTAAAAATTTTTCTTTTCGTACAACGGTTCCCCGCCAACAAAATTCAACATGATCAAATCTTTAAAATCTAAGTTTTTATCAATGGTTTCTTTTGACATTGATTCTGCTATGTTTGGGGTTATCCCAATTTTCTTTTCGAGCGGGGCCCAGGCACTGGATGCTCCAGAATTACAGGTAACACAAGTTGAATTACAGGTATTGCTAGTTACATTTTTAACCATTATGGTTTTATATTTGCCCTGCCTTACATCTTCTTCGATATATCGAATGTCGCGATCCCAATAAAAATCCAGTGCTGAATTTTTAAGTTTTCTATCGCTTGTGAGTCCGGCATCTTCTAAGTTCCAACAGGCACTGCAAAACGGGCTTCTCTCACCGGCCAATATACTGTTTCTAATAGATGTTAAATCATAACCATTGGGTAATAAGCAACAATGAGTGCCGCTGCTGATACTGTATTCGTATCCAAAAAAAGGCAAAACACAAAAATAATCGTTCATAATAATATTTAAGCCTCACTGGGCAATCGATAATTATTGTTAACACATAAATATACAATAGATTGGAGTAAATCTTGCAAAAGCAGACCCGTAGCATTTTAGAAGAATTATCCAGCATGGGCTTACAAAGGGACAAAAACAGTCTCATTGAAAGTCGTGCCACTAATGTCATCGCAAGTGCTATCAATCTCATGAATCATATACGTGAAAACTATGATGCTGAAGTTGCAGACGATCTAGAACGCAGATTGTTGAACAGCATACGAGCGCAAGACCCAACTAAATTTACCCGTGGAATCCGGAGAACACGCCCAAATGAAAATTAATGAATTAAAACAGCTGACCACAGCTCAACAGATTGTTGAGAGTCTTTCAAGAAATACTGATACAAAAACTGCACAGTACATGCGTACCATGTACGAAAATTTTACTGTGCCTTTTATTACAAGCCTTCAGAGTAAAAGCATTCTATCAGAGGCACAGTTAACTTCACAACAGATCACAGACATTTTCCAACAGGCCGAGCAAGGCATGTCTGACTTGGGTGCCAATCGTTCTTTCCTAGGCAAAGGTGCAGATGTTGCTAGTGCTGCTGGACAAGACCTAGCTGCCGCAGGCAAAGGTGTTACAAACATGGCTTTGCAAGGCGCTCAAAAAATTAAAGATCTAGCTGCCAAAGTTTTAAGTCCTAAACAAAAACAACAGTTTGTACAAAACTTGCCTCCTGCTGATGCTGGGCCGGTGCAAAACTTTGAACAACAGGCACAAGAGGCCGCAGCACAAATTCAAGATCCCAAAGCCAAACAGGGCGTTATGGATCTTATCAAACAGGGTGTCAATAATCCTGTTACACAAACATTAATTTTAACAGCCGTCAGCGGTATCGCTGGCATAGTGGCAGGTCCTGCTATTGCTGGACTAGGATTGCCTTTAGCGGCCACTGCTGCCTTAACCGGCAGTGTTGTTGGTGGACTAACTGGGCTGGTGCGTGGCAAGATGCAAGGCAAGGGTTGGAAAGATGCTGGTATGGATGCACTCAAGGGCGCAGGCATGGGTGCCGCAGTTGGTGGCGTTGGTGGCGCACTTGCACAAGGCGCACAAGCCGTTGCACATGGCTGGCAACAGCATCAAGCAGACGCACAGGCACAGCGTGTTGCTGGCGAACCCGATTTCAAGTTGCCCGATGACGTACAGGCAAAAAACAATGAAGTTCAGAATTCAGCAGCGCAAGAATGGGCAAACGCCAGCCCAGCTGAAAAGTTACAAATTCAGCGTGTAACGGGCATGAGTTCAGATCAACTTGACCAACTAAGCAAGAATCCTCTACCAACCACATTCCCCGACAGTCAACCTGACCTAGGTAAATTTGATGCAGGAACAGGACAAGGCTGGGATGCAGGCGGCGCACAAAAACACACAACACAATCCATTGGTCCTGACACACCTAGTGATGGTTCTTATAGACAAGCAGCACCAATTGGACGTGATGGTCAACCAATGCAGCAAGTGCCAATGGATGACAATGGCGGCAGCGATTTTAGTCAAGACGAAATCAATGCTCCGATCCCAGTGGACCAGAAAGTTCAAGACCTTGCTAGTCAAGAAGCTGCCAAGTATGGTAGAACAACGCCAAACCAAAATGATATAAAAGCTGCGGAAATAATGGCAAGATCAAATCCGCAGACTATGCCAATTAAAAATCAAGCTGACCTAGACGACTATGTACAGCAAAGTATCAATGCTGGCAGAACTCCGACAGCACCAGCTGGCAATTATACACCAACTGGCAATCCTTGGGTGGACCAACTAAATCGTTCCGCAGCCAACGGTATTAGACTACGTGAATATATTGACAGTCGCCAAACTGCACGTGCCTGGTTGCTGAGAGAAAGCCTAGGTCGTGAGCGTGGCGGTGTTGCACTTACTGAAGCCGGTATTACCGCAGTGTTTGAAGGCCTAGGTGACTACTTTAAAACTATGGGCAAGAACTTGACTAATAAAGTCACAGTTGACAAATTAAAATCTGCTTGGCAAAAAGCTGACATGCCCGACGACAGCGAACAAATTGCTGCACTCTTGCAAAAAGCTGGAGTAGGAAAAGCCGTTATTAACGGTATCTTTAAGAACATGGGAATTCCGACTGCTGGTGCAGGTGGCACTACTGCTACTCCAGCCGCAGGGGCAACAGGTCCTGGAGGAGCACCTGCAGGTGGCGCCGGGGAAGAAAATCCAATGGCACAACAAGGTGCAGCAAAAACTCAATTAGATTTGCCCGGCGGCCAGGCAGACGATATTGGTGGTGCAGTGACCAATGCAATGGCAGGTTTGATGAAATCTGGTACTAAGACTAGATCAGTAGCAGCGCCAACATCACCAACGCCAACAGCACCAACTGCGGCAGCAGCGCCAGCAGCAGATGCTACTAGCAATGATGCAGAAGTAAATAACGAGCCAGCAAATGCACCTAATCCGTTTGGACAAATGACAGGACAACTAAAGAGTTATGCACCTCCTGAAAAAACCAGCACCGGTGGTACATTAACACAAACACCTACCGGGCAAGTTCATAGAGCCAATCCTAACAATCCTAATGCACAGGCCAATCGGGCAGCGGCTGCTAATCAACAACAGCAACAAGCGACACAAAACGCACAGCCAAAACGTAGTGTGACCGGCGACGTACCTGTTCCTGCTAATTTTGGTCAAGCACCACAAGGTCAAGCACCACAAG